GTTAAGATTTATTCTTAACTCTAATAAATCCTCTCCCCAGAGGTAATAGATTGATTCGTAGCTCTGTACCTAGTACATCTATACCAATCGAGGTGGCACCTTCTATTAACTAACTCCATAAATTTTATTTATGAATAAGTAAATAGTCGGTCTAATCCTCAACCTCCCCTTTAATCATTCAATTTAAACTTAAAAGATGAAACTTATAAATTTAAACAAACGACTAAAGAGTCGGTTAAGTGGATTACTTCCGTCTATGTTATCGCTGACTAATTCGAAAGAATTAGTTACTACTCTACGTAAGGTTGCTTGGAAAGTAATTTCCGTAACAACCGGTAAAGTAAGAATTTCACCTCGGTTAAGAGCTTTTAATAAGTTCCTTCTATTCATACTGTCGATGAACAGACATCATGGTGCTTCATTTACTGTAAAGTATTTGAAAGCTTGCCATATGGCTGTGCAGCGAAAACTATCATCTCAACCCTTTACTTCATTACGCCAAATAGAGCCTAATCTCCCTTTTCCCCGATTAATAAATGGGTTACCTCATTTTATAGGTTCGAAAGATCGATCTGCTTTAAGAGCAGGTTGTCCTTCTACTATAAGATATTGGTTATCTTTATTATCTGTATATAGAGTTATTAAAACTCCGTATAAAGTTAATTTAAGTTCCATTACTGATCGTTGGACAGGTGATATTAATACTCTATACGCAATATCTGAAGTCTCTAAGTTTATTATTAAAAACAATAATCTTAACAGACCTATATCAGAATTACGTGCGGAAGAAGTTCATCGTCTCATAACCTCAGGACCAAATTGTAATGTCGCGGTATCTGCCATTTTGACAGATGCCATCGCCATTGCGAAATATCCAGAGATTTATGATTCGATAAAATCATACTGTTTAATTACTTCTTCCTTTAAACTTTTTAAACTGTTAGATAATGCTATCGATTATATGTATAGTCTTTTGACTAAATACGAAAGATTAACTGTTAAAGTTAGTCATTCGGTTACATCTTTTGATGACATTGCCTTAGGTAAATTAAGTTTTAAGGAAGAGGCCGCAGGTAAATTACGAGTATTTGCTATCGTTGATATTTGGACTCAATCATTATTTAAACCTTTACATAATTCGATTTTTCGAATTCTGGAAAGTCTACCTAATGATGGGACTTTAGATCAAGAAGCAAGCTTTAGTAGATCATTAGAGAAATCTAAGAAATACAATTGCGCATACTCAGTGGATTTATCTTCTGCTACTGATAGATTACCTATTCAATTACAATCTCTTATAATTGATCATATTTACCAATGTAAAATTGGAGAATATTGGGCAGCTATCTTAGTAGACAGGCCTTATATAGTAAGAACAGATGACTACGGATTGGAGCCTAACAGTTGTTTTCAATATAGAACAGGGCAACCTATGGGTTGTCTCTCTTCTTGGGCGATGTTAGCAATAACACACCATTTGATCGTACAAACCTGTGCATACCGTGTTTACGGTTATAAGCATTGGTTTGATAAATACGAAATTTTAGGTGATGACTTAGTAATCTTTGACCGTAAAATATACGAAGAGTATATTTTACTGATGGCCGACCTCAAAGTTGGTGTAAATCCGTCAAAATCATTAATTTCGGATTCGCTGAATTCTTTTGAATTCGCTAAGCGAACTGGAATTGATGGAATTGATGTATCAGGTATAAGTTGGAAACAACTATTATCTGAGAATTCATTAACAGGAAGAACAAATTTTGCTCTTTCCATGTTAAGGAAAGGATTTATTACTAATCCGCAATTACTTGTAAAAGCAATAGTGGATAGCCATTATATTCATTTTCAAGATATCTTTAAAACTGAAAAGTTAAAAGACATCGTTGGAAATGCATGTATTGGGATACTAGGATCATTCGTTAATAAAAACAAAATCACGCTAGTCTCTGCAGTAAGCCTTTTAATTGATCCTCGAATTGAGGCGGATGAATTAGATTCTGATAATCTAAAACCTCCATTATTTAAAAGTTTGCAGACATTATTCGAAGTTGTTAGCTTCAATGGGAAACCGGAAGATTTTGTACCTTCTCATATAACTAGTTATAAAGAGAGGTATAAAATGGCACGATTAGAGGTTGTCCGTTTTATGGCGGATGACATAATGCGTGAAGCTTATTCTCAAATCCTTTTATTTATAAAAGGTTATGATGATAAGTTACTAGTTGCTGCGAAATCTCTAATTACTGAGAAATCGTACAACCGGTTATCTAAGGTTGAGCAAGCTCAGCTGCTTTCATTTGCGGAAGCTACCTTGTTAAAAGATAGAGATCCTCAAGCGTTAGCAGACGAAGGTAATAAAATTTTATTATCTACGAGAGAGCTCGTACCTATGGATATTGCCATGAAATACTCTAATCAAGTTGCAGGTTTTATAAGCTCTGTAGACGTAACTAAGGTTACGAGAACTTCAAAACCTTCGGAATTACCGAGATTGATAGTAGATGCCTCAAACACAGGTCGAATAAAAGGAATCCCTTATTGGGAAACTCTTAAACCCGAGGTAAAATCGTTAACATAGATACGTAATCTATACTAAACAATTTTGGTCCTGCATCTGAAAGTAACCACTTTCGTTCGATTTGAATGCTACTATGTATCATTCTTACTCTGAAAGTAAGGTTATGATAAGTCTGGGATCCTTTAATGGTGAAACTTCCTCTATGAGGATGTTCGATCAAAATTGGACCGACGTCTTTTCTGTCTGTTTGTATTTTCATACAAATAAAAAGAAAAAGCTCGACGAGTAGGCAC